GGTTCTCTGGCACGCTTGATGGCAAGTGCCAAGTCACATACGGCTCAGGGGTGTTCTGTGGCGCTGTTCCAAACAGGTAGCACCGTGTTGGGTTTGTGCCGATGTATTGCGTCACTGCACTGCTGTTTTTCAGCAGTGTGAAAATTGGTGGCAGGTTCATGTGTTGGCAATCCTTTTGACATTCTTCTCAAGCTGTTTGCGCATTTCGTCAATAAAGGCATCCATTGCTGCTTGGCGCTTGCTATCAAACGCAGGCGCAAGAAACGGTCTGGCGCTCATCTTTTCAGTGCCAAACTCAACGAAGTGCCAATACCAAGCATTGCCAGGCGCGTCTGGTTTCTTGATGCGACTGCTTGCCACAAAGACCTCTTGACCATCGCTGAAGCCCTGCGGAATGTCATCCATCGGCATGGGTCTGGAGTTGATGGCCTCTTGCAGTGTGCCTGTTTCGCCTCTTGGCGCGTTGGCTTTGGCCTGCTCAACGATGGGCGCAATACCTTTTCTCAGGCTTGCACGCAGTGGGTCGCCTTTTAGATCCTTTGCGATTTCTCGCATGTTCTTGATGATCTCATCAAGACCTTCTATCTTCACAGCACCCAAGCCACCGAGCGCATATAGAAACCAGTGACGGTTGGGTCAGTTGCGTCTGTCGTGTTTCTGATCCACGCCTCAACATAGTCACCAGATGATTGCGTGAGGTCAGTCTGAAAGGTCACTGATACAGTGTCACCGCTTGACCCGATCTTGATGGTCTCAACGCTCTCAGGCTCAATGACTCCGTTCTTGGCAAACGCCACTTGAAAGGTTTTGTTGTTGCCACCAGACACAGAGATGCTGGCATCCAGCAAAGCAAGCGAAGGCACTGGGCAAGTACACAGGATGCGGTTTGACTCTGGCATACTCATCCCCCTAGCATTTGGGCCGAGCGTGGTCGTGATGTTGATCTTTGTCCACTCGTTTACATTGGCGATTGCTGTCACGCCACTGTTGCCATTGCTTGAGATGCGCGCAAAGCCTGGGATCAGAGACTGCACCAAGTCCTGCACGCGGTCTGGTGTAATAGCGCCAGCAGATTGCCCTGCTTCAAAATAGTCAAACAGCGTGTCAATTGTCCTGCGGGTTGGTGTGCTCATGCGAACTCCTCTGAAAACTCTGCGCTAAATATGCCTGTGATGTCATCGCCATCGCGTCTGACCCCTTCACTGACCATGATCTCTTGATGTCGCTTGAATGTTGGGTCATCCAAGATGGTCTGGATCTCGTACGCCTTGCCCAAGAACAGGATGCGGTCTGTGGCTTCCACAGATAGCCCTGAGCGGATTGTGACCTTAGCCCTGACCTCTGCCCTTAATTGTTCAGCAGACAGGAACTCACGGCCTGAGATTGGCTCAACGGCAGCAGGCACATTGGCATACTTGGTGTAGTAATACTCAATGGCAGCGCCTGTCACTGAGTCCTGCTCAATCCTGCGCTCTTGTATTGTGATGTAGTGCCGAAGCCTACCTGCTCGCATGTCTGCTCCTAGAGTCTGTGCCCGATGCCAATACCAGGCCTGCCTGGGTAGCCCTTAAGACCAACCACGCCTTTGTTGTATGGGTATAACTTTCCGTTATGCGCTGACCACAGCCTCACATCAATGCTGCTCTTGTGCATCTTGCACACTTGGCGCAGTGTTTCTATTGCCCGCCCGCGTAGTGCCGTCTGGCATAAGCTGGCGTGCCTGCCGTTGGTCAATTTTTTTTCCGTTTTTGTGCGTATGTTAAAATACACAGATTGGCCTTCACCGACCAGATCATGTTCGTCAAGCCACGCGTCACATTGACTCAGCCACCACGGTGCGTATTGGTCATCATCCTCAACGACAACCACGCGGTCAGTCACATGGTTCAAGCCTTCCAAGATGTTGCGTGCTTGCGTGTTTTGCCCAGCCTGCCAGTATGGTGTTGGCCTTATGTGCAGGATTTCCCAGCCTTGAATGCTTGGTGTTGGCATGGCTTTTGGCCCATCGTCAACAATCACCCACCTGACAGGCTTGGCGTAGTCTTGAGCCTGCATCCATTCAACGCACTTGGCAAACGCCTCTGGCCTTGCGCCTGTTGGCGTTAAGACACTGAGCACAGCAGTTGCTCTGCAATCTTTCGGCTGTCATGGTGAGCCTCAACCCACCACCGTTGCGAACCTTCAGCAATCGCCTGTTCAGTCCGCGTCATAACCTCTGCGCTGTTTGGGATAAAGCCACCGCGCCCTGAGTAGCTGTTTTCCATGTTGGTCAGCAGATCCGCTGGGCCAAGCAATGCGCCTTGGTATGCTTGGCGGTGATCATATATGACAACTGGCGCACCACAAGCCATAGCCTCCAAAGCCCCTCGACCTGTGGCGTACACACATCGAGCGCGTTGCAGTATCTCTCTGGCCTGCTCATGCGATTTGTCACGCACATGGTGACACTCTGCTGGCACTTTAATTGGTGCTGTTCGATAACTGTAACGCACCAGAGACGCTCTCAGGTCGCCTGTGTCGCGCCAGAATGTTAAGTCTATAGGTTGCCTTACTATATCGCAAAACGCCCGCCAGTGGCTTCTCACGCCCTCTGAGACGCACATCAAGACATCAGTGCCCGTCTCTGGCTTTTCGGCATCAATGATGCCGTGGCTGACCAAGATTGATTGGTCAACATAGTCCAGCAAGCGCCTTGTGTGCCCTAGATTGGCAAAGATGCCCAGATCATATCGCTGTGTTGGCGTTTGATGTGGCTCATATATGCCAACCTCGTGCCCCATGCTTTCAAACTCTTTGGCAATGGTGCTGATCCAGCTTTGCACGCCACCAATAGGCCTGTCACCCGCTGGCGTGTGTTTGGCGGTCAGCAGTATTCTCACAGCACATCAGCCAGTTGAGCACGCTCAAAGCAGTGCAAGTTGGTTGTGCGTGTGCAATTGATTACATCCACGCCCTTTGCTTTCAGGTCTTTGGCAAGCATCCCAAAGTATTCGATCCATTGTGGATAGTTGCCACCATTGCTCAGGCCATGCGGATGGTCACCATGCCAATGTGACTTGCCGTTGGTTCTGCCCATGTCAAACCCAAGCAGGATGATCCGCTTTGCGCCTAAGTTATAGACCACGCTGACCGCTTGGTGACCTGAGTTGCCACCCGTGCGTATCTCGCCTGGTTGATTGCACAAGCCACCACCATGATGGCCTGTCACTCGCTCTGCTCCCCAAGGCTCACCGCCCTGAGCGTAGCAGTATTTCTTGCCTTCAAATATCTTGGCTTCTTCCCCGTACTTATCCCACCATGCCCGATCACAGGCATACAGGACATCAGCCCACGGTGCGAGCCTGAAGGTGGTGTTGATCACACACACCTTGCCCTTGCCCTGATCTCGCCAGTCTTTGACCAGCGCCACATCATCTTCAGTGAGCGATGGGCCTGATGCTATGACAACCCAATCAGACACCAATCACCCGATGCGGATGGAGCAGGTATTCAAACGCGGCAGGCACTTGTGTTGCAGTTTGCCCAACCACGACATTCTCGCGGTGCTCATACATCTGACCAACCATCAGCAGGATCGCGTGCTTGATAACAGCAGGGATCAAGTCAGCAGACGGTGGCGATGTGTCCGAGCCATAGCCCACAGTGACATTGATTGTGAGATTACTCAGGCCTTCTTTGACATCAGGCGGCTCAACCACACGGATGCGTGCTGGCACGCTTGCAGAGTCCACCTCATAGCCTGTCAGCGTCTGTGTGTTGCCATCTGGGTCAACATAAGTGATGGAGTCCACAGACAGCACAGGGTAAACAGGGAGCGTGATAATGGTCACGCCATCCATATTCTCAACTGGAAAATCATCCCGCTTGAGCCTAAGTTGGCGCTGGGCCAGATAGCGTTGCAAATAATCCTCAGCAGCGCCTGTGGCAGCGTCAATATAGACTTGGATCAGATCATCATCAGGATGTGAACCACCGCTTGTGAACAGCCTCAGATGACTCTGAGTCTGCGCCAGCGTCACTGGCTTGTATGTCGGCTGACTCAGCAGTGTCACGCTCCACTTGTTTTGTATCGTGTCGTTTGTGTGATACATCAGGCTTGCTCACTTTGGCTTTGTACTTAATCGCACCAGCAGCCACGGCTTCTTGGTACGCGCTTGATGGAACTTCTTGGCCTTCTTTAATCCAGCCATGTCTTACACTGAAAAACTTATGCTTTGCTTTCATGTTTTACTCCCGAAAGAGGGAGGCTGGCCCGAAGGCCAGCACTCCAGTTGGTCTTAGACCAACAGATCACCGTATGACACACCAGCAGGTGTGAACACACAGAGTGCTGCGCGGAGTTCTGCGCGAACAGTGACAAGGTTTGACTGAACATTCGTGTCATCTTGCTCGAACATTTCAACAGTCGCACCCTGACGCACGAACAGAGTCATGGCGGCAGAATCAACAACGAAGAACTTGCCTTGTGGCACATTGTTGTTGGGGATAACTTGCAAGCCCCAGATCAACGGAACGAGACCACCTTGCAGGTAGTTCAATGCAGCACCATCAGCGGCAACATAGCGGTCATCAGATGCACCAGCTTTCAAGCGCTC